TCAGTTCATTTCAAAACGACGACTATTCAATCAATCGCGTTTACAAAGTTGAAATTATATCTAAAGGAGGATATTAAAATGGCAACTAATAAAGTAACATTCGGACTAAAAAATGTCCGCTATGCACTAGCCACACAAAGTGCCGGTGGGGAATGGACTTTTGGTAACTCAGAAGCCTTACCCGGAGCCCAGGAACTATCGACTGAAGTTATCGGTGGCAGCCAAAGCGTCTATGCCGATGATTCCGTCATTGCAACCCTTGTGCAAAATGCTGGACGTAACATCTCGCTTAAAGTCACGGAAATTCCTGATGAGTTTAAGGTTGATTTACTTGGCTATAAGAAACTCGCCAACGGGAATCTCGTTGAAGTGACGAACGCTCCCGTCAAAACCTTTGCGCTTGGCTTTGAGTTCCAGGGCGATGCCAAAGGTCGTCGTGTCTGGTTCTATCTTTGCTCGGTGACTCCAATCAACGAAGCGACCAAGACTAAAGGCGAAAGCGTTGAAGCCAACGGAATCACCCTCAGCATTGTCGCCCGTCCAATCGAAGTAGGTAACTACCTCATCACCCATGTGATTGCAAATTCAGAAGACACTAACTATGGTGATTTCTTATATGTCGCGCCGCAGTTACCGACGATCGTTAGTTAGGAGCGAACATGGAAAAGACATTAATTATCCGTGGTAAAGAGTACCGTTTAAAAAGCTCATTGTTTTCGATTATCAGCTATAAGAATACCTTCGGTAGTGAACTCTTTAGCGACATCAGCGTCCTCGACACTATTTCTAGTAAAGAAGAATTGACGACCTTATCGACGGTCATCGATGTCATCTTTCGCATCACCTATATACTCCATAAGCCTTTTACCAATCAAAGTTATGACGAGTTCCTTGGTGGATTCGACTTTGCCATCTTAAGTGATGTCAAAGAGTTAGAAGCGATTGCTAACACGATTGCCGAGCTTTTGGGAACCGTTAAAGAAAAAGGCGACGAACAACCAAAAAAAGAAATTCCCCACCCATAACGGCCTCCATCATCTTGAACCTTGCCAAACTCGGCATTCAGATAAGTGAGAGCCGTTACTTCGATATCGCCACTTACGCCGAAATCATTGAGATAGAACTTACCCATGTCGGTGGGGGAAATAATCGAAAGGCTACCCAAAGCGATATCGATCGATTTTTACTTTAAGAAGGGAGGTCGGCTCTAGATATGGCTGAAACCATTAAAGGTCTTAACATTAAGCTCGGTCTAGATACGACTGAACTCGAACAGAATCTCAAGAATATTACCAAAGAATTAAGGGAAGAACAAAAAGACCTTAAAGCAATTAACAATGCCCTCAAGTTCGATAGCGGAAATCTTGACCTTTGGAAAGAAAAGCAAGACAAGCTCAACTCAATTCTTGAAACTACAAAGAAGAGACTTGAAGCTCAAAATGTCAAATTAGAAGAAGCGAAGAAAGCCGTTCAAATCGGTGCGATATCCGAGGAAGAATTTAATTCCTTAAAACGTTCGATACAATACACCGAAACAGATATCGCCAAACTCAATAATGAACTTCAACTTACCAAAGAAAAGATCAAATCCCTTGGTTCGATTAACCTCGACCAATTAAGTAAGATTGGCACAAATCTCACCAAGTATGTGACGGCACCGATAATCGGTGCTGTTTCGGCATTAGGCATCTTAACCAAAAAGACGATGGAAACGGCCGACGAAATCAGTGACAATGCTAAAAAAGTTTACTTAGCTACTGAGGCCTATCAAAAGTGGGCATATGCTTTCAAAATACTTGGCGTTGAAGAAGAAACGATGAAGAAATCCTTCATCAAACTCAATTCTCTGCTTGGTGACATCGCCCAAGGAAACGGAAGTAAATACGAAGAGAGCCTTCGCCAAATCGGGTTATCGACTGAAGCCTTGATTGGCTTATCTCCCGATGATGCTTTCAACTTGATTCGCAATTCTCTTTCAGAACTAGAAGATGAGACCTTAAGAGTGGCAGTTGCCAATCAAATCTTTGGCGATAAAGTTGGTGCTGAACTCGCCCAGGTGATCAGTGCCACAAGTGGCGAGATATCCATTTTAAAAGACGAAGCGGAAGCACTAGGGCTCATTACTGAAGAAGAAGCAGAGATAGCGGGAAGATTCACTGATAGCCTTGATAAACTCAAACAATCCGCTAAGTCACTTGCAATGAAACTTTCAGTCGCCTTTATTCCCGTTCTAGAAAAGATAAACGACGTCATTCAGACAAGGCTCATTCCTGCCTCTAAAAGTATCATCGCATGGTGGAATAACCTCAGTTCTTCTACGAAGAAGATTATAGGGTCACTCATCGGCGTACTAGCCGCCATTGGACCAGTGCTTGTCGCCGTCGCTAAAGCGATACCATTTATCTCCAAATTAAAAACAACCTTATCTGGACTAAAACTTGGAAGTCTCATTCAGGGTCTAAGCCTAGGGAAAGTGGCCATCATCGCTTTGGTGGCAGCCCTCGCCGTTTTGCTACTTAAAAACGAGCGATTCCAGGAACTGTTAAAAAGTCTATTTGAGACTCTTCAAAAGGTCCTAGAACCGATTGGAGAGTTGATTGCAAAACTCGTCTCGGCACTTTCACCATTACTTGAGACCATTATAAATGCCTTAACCCTAATCATTGATGCTCTCATCGGCCTATTGGAAAGAGTCCTTCCCCCGCTAATATCAATCATTGAAGTGGTGGTCGAAGTTATCAAAGTCGTTTTAGACGTTGTCATCGACTTGATAAATAGAATCCTTCCACCCTTAATTAGCATCATCAATCTGATCATCGAGATCATCATTTCTATTATTCCCATCGTCAAACTTGTCGTCGATATTGTAGGGAACATTCTTACAAAAGCATTGAGCGTCATTTTAAGTATTCTCGAACCGATTAAAACGATACTGACTCTCATCGTCAATGTCATCGGTGTGCTCTTTAATGCTTTATCCAAGATTATCAATACCATCCTTGTGCCACTGACCAAAATCATCGAAGTGGTCTTTTCGCTATTAAATATCGTCGCGGATGTATTGATAAGCATCATCGATATCGTCGTGGCGGTTTTAATTCCAGTCCTAAATATCATCATCGCCATATTAGACCCGATACTTTCGCTTATTGGCACACTAGCTAATGCCCTCGGAGTATTGATGGAAGTCCTCGCTCCGCTCATTGATATATTTTTAGCACCTCTAATTCTCCAACTTGATTTTATCAAGTTACTGCTTGAAGTATTCGCCCCATTACTCACCATCATGGGCGATGTTATCGGTGCGATTCTTGTTCCTGCCATTGAAGTCCTGACCACTGTCCTTGAACCCGTACTCTGGTTACTCGAACAAATTATCAATGCCATCAGTTGGATCATCGATAACATCAGCAAAGCCTTTAAAGGTATCGGCGATTTCTTCAAAGGTGTTAAGAATTTCTTTGGCGATTTATTCTCCGGAAATCTTTTCCAATCTAACAAAAGCGAAACCAAGAATGCCTACACGACAAACAACGTCGTCGTTAACACTTCAAGCAATAGCTTTGATATCGAATCGATTAATAAAGCTTTAGGAGGTGCCTATTAATGCGCTCCCTAAGAATCATTAATGAATATGGCCAGAGTATTGAACTCACTGGCAAAGTCCTTATTAACGGCATTGAAGGACTGGGTATCACAAGAGAGAACGAGTACCTTGCCTTTCGTGATCGCTACTCATTAGCAAGAATCAGCCATGGACTTGGTGATATTTCTCTTGGTCTCGTCTTTTTAGAAGGTTATAGCGGATATAAGGACTTTGTCCTTTTCATCTCCCGCGCGAACAAACTCTTCCTTGAGTATAAGACAAACGATACCTATCTCTCTAGGATTGCCTTTAAAGAAATCACCAAAGGTGAGATATCGTTTGGAAGTCTTCAAAGTAACCTCACCATCGTGAAGTTATCCCCTTGGTATCGAAGTAGCGAATTCGCGCTCGAAGTATCGACAACCGAATCCGCGAAAGAGTTCCCTTATGTCTATTACTACACCTATGGCGCTAACGCTAACGGATCCATGCAGATTACGAATAGTGGCGACTCCGATGCCTATCTAAGTCTAAAGATGATTGGAAGGATGAAAAACCCATATGTCACCATCAATAAAAACGGGGAAACGATAGGAACGTTCAGATTGTTTTATGAAGGGGAAGATATTGTCTCCATGTCGAGCCTTCCCGAGGACGAGTATATCAAAGTCGCTGATGTAAATGCCTACCAACATCAAGATTTCACTTGTAAGAATTTTCTAACGATTCCTAAGGGTGAATCGGAAATCGTCTTCTATCCCGGAACGAGTGAAATAGCGACGTGCTATCTGAAAATTGAAGAAAGTTTTGAAGGTGTCTAGCTATGAACTTACTCATCTATAGTCGCCTTGATTTCACCTTTAAAGCCAATCTCCCAATTGAATTTTTTGAGATTGTGTTAGATACCATCATCAATAGCGAATCATCTTTTGTAATCAGCGGTAGCGGTGGTGAAACCGCTCAAGAAGATATCGCCATCTTGCATGAACGTAGTTTCTTTTATATCGGAATCGTAAAGAAGATAAGCGCTGAAGCAATCAAAACGAAGATAAACACAACTCACTTCAATAGCGTTCTTGAAACCGAATACCTCACAGTCAATTACCCTTTGGGTAATCTAGGAGAACACATCAAATCGCTGATCACGAATCATCTCATTGCTAGCCCCGATTCAACCCAGAACATGACCTATCTCCAGGTACGAAATGAAAGTATTGCCCAAGGAGCAATCAGCGTCACGAAAAGTGAAGTAAAGACCATCGCTCAATTGATTAGCGAACTCAATGCGACAAATGGCTTAAGAGTTGAAACTAGACTGGGCATTGTAAACGGGGAAATCACCCATCTAAAAATGGTGATTATCGATACCGTAACGACAATAAAACTCCGTTATGATTTGGCCTTACTTCGCAATTTATCCATCAATGAAGACGGGAACATCCCAATCAATAAAGCGATCCTCTACGGTGATAGTCTAGCGACACTAACTTATTACCTTCTAGCTGATGGAAGTGTGACTGCGAATGCGAGCCACCCATTACGAATAACACCAGTCAAATATTCATATATCGAATATCAAAGTGGTGATGATCCACTAGCGGTCGCTAAACAAGCATTAATAAAAGACAAGTTCCTTCATGCCATCACCTTTGATGTCACGATGGACAATCAGATATTTATCCCATTTTCGAACATCGCTCTCGGCGACCAGGTTGAATTCATCACAAAGACAAAATCCATTCCATCGATTCTCAGCCAAATAGCGTTCAAAGGAACTTTAAAAGAATGTTCGATAATCCTCGGAGAACATCGAATGAAACTGACCGAGAAATTGAAAATGATAGAAAGAAGGAAATAACATGGCCATACGCAAAATAACATTTGATGGAAGTCAGGTGTCATCTAAAGATGATGCTGATTTCTATTATCATCTGCTCGATCTAACGTCCGCTGGAGTCATTAAAGGTCTTTATAACGACTGCACTGTTACAGCAGGCAATAATCTTCTGACAGTCGCTAAAGGTGTAGTGGCGATTTACGGACGCCTAATACTCGTTGAATCCAATAGCCAGGTAGCGATCATCCTCGATTCAGTGAAATACGGATATCTAGTTCTAAAAGTCGATTTAGCAACAAATGTCATCACTCTTTATGCCAAAGAAGGAACATCAACCTATCCCACCCTCACGCAGAACAATTTACATAACACAACAGGGATATATGAACTGCCGCTTGCTAGATACCAAAAGACAGCAACTTCGCTCACCCTTGATAGCAGTTACGAAGTGCCGTCAATCAAGTCGATAAGTAATCGGCTCACTAGTTTAGATACAGCTCTTAAAACATACGTTGAACAAAACTACGGCCCGATGCTTTTGACTCCGCTTTCGGCATATGGGGCAATCATCGCTAGATATAACGTCGCCTCGTTAAATCTTAATAAAACCCTGTTCACCGTCAGACTGCACAATCAGGTCACGCTGACGTTTTCGGGACGGCTCATCAGCAGTTCATCGTTAACCAATATTTCCTACTTATATTTACAGACGAGCTATTACTTTATCGTCGAGTATTCTGGCGGCGAAATCTTACTTTATTCATCAACAACGGATTATGGACATCGAGTCGCCGATGTTCAGGTATGGAGGTAATTATGGAATTCATTAGAAAGAACTTTCCTTTAAGCACGATTCTACTTATCTATCGCATCGGTTCAAAAGCCTACGGAGTGGATAACGAAAACTCCGATGAAGATATTGCTGTTGTTCTTGATGGTTATAGCGGCATGGATCACATCGTCGATTATGAAACGAAGCATGAGTACTTTATTTTTAGTAAGGATCTCTGGATAAAAAAGATGGAGTTCGACGAAAACTTGGCCAATCTTTTTCTCATCTTTCCTGATGAAGTCATTGGTAACACGCCACTTTATATAAAGGAAGAATTCGTTAGCACTTATGAAAGTTATCAAACTAGAGGTTTTGCCTCAATCTTCAAAACATATCTCGGAAAACTTATCGACTACTTTGAAACCTATCTAAATGAAGATCGTCATACGAAAACGATGTGGCACCTATATCGGATTGAAGAACAAGTGCTTCGATTCGTATCCACGGGCGAATGGTCGCTTACTTTAGCGCCAGGAACCATCGAAAAAATCCAGGTCTACAAGCAAAACTACAAACTGCAAAATGAGCACTCGCTCAGCGAATTTAAAAACATCATTCAATATCTTAAGGAGGTGAAGAACCATGAGTGAAATAGAAACAGTCTTGACGGTCATCAGTGTCATCGGCGCCCTT